TTCTGCTTGTTCTGTGGCTAATCCTATAGCCTTACATAGCTCTTGGTATTCAGGACTTCTATAGGCTTCTCTCTCTTGAGCACCAAGGGAAACTTCCCCCGACTTCGCCATCTGGATCGCTTTAAGACTTGATTTAAAGGTTTCCAACTCCGCAAGTTGCCCTTTGGCTTTCGCATATTCTGGAGCTTTTTTAAAAATAAATTCAATCGCATCATTTGGATCATATTCTTTACTCATTTTGTAGCAATCAAATAAGCACCATAGTTGGCAAAAGCATAACCAGCATACATACAAGCAAGACCATAATCGCCTTTAAATGCTTGTTCTGCACAAATAAATATGTATATACATCCTACTAAAACAATGAGCCAGGCTGACATTTCCATTCCCCTTTTTGTCCTGTGTTTCCTAATTTATATTGCTCTGCGTAATCATCCCAGACTTGCTGGCTAAACTTAGTTTTTATTATATATTTGCGAAAGGTAACTAGTCCCCATGTTCTGCGATACAGAATTAGTTGCCTGACTGTGCATTGATGCTTGAATACGGGATCGGTATTGCCCCATTGTTTCGCCTGGGTTTGGGTTAATTCCAAGCTCTCGCCCTTTTGATAATGTAAGTTCATCATTTGAATACCAAGGAATTTGTGGTTTTTTAGCTACAGTAGGTGCTAAATCTATTTCATCTTGATACCTAGCTTGATTTAGCCAAGAACTAGCATGAGGAATAAACTCTTTATCTGTATCTTTAAGTTGCCAATATTTAATATGATTAGGTAGGGCGTTTAGGGCTTCTTCTTGTTCTGATCGGGAAAGTCGGTTGAACGCTTTTTCCGCTGTTTTTCTTGATACTTTTCTTGGGTAAAGTTCCCAAAATGTCTGAAACATTGTATTTTTCCCCTGTAGCTTCTTGCATAATTGCTTCCACCAACATTGATGTCATTCCTTCTTGAATTAAAAAATGTAATCCAGCTTTGTCATAAGTTATTTCAACATCGGCTGAACCATCTTTATTTTCTTTTACTTTTTTGACTGTAATTTTCATTGTTTAGTTAAATGTGCGTTGTTGTATCCGTTTTGATAGCCATGATTCCAAATGTTTTGCAAATCTTCATAAGTATATGGCGTTCCATCTAGCTTAATTATATCTTTCAATGTTGCTTCATAAATTGGTTCTTTGGTTGCTTCTTTGTATGCACGATAACCTAATAAACCTATTTCCATAAATATTAAACTTACAAATCCTACCCACCATCCAGTACCAGCATTGAAATAATATAAAAGGACTGCGGCAATAAAGTAGTTCATAGTTATATCTTATATTAATTACAGATGATTAATTTGCTACCCATTTGGTGAACGCACCTAGCCCTTTCCTAGATGCCTTCAACTGTTACCCGTATTGGAGCCACAGCACCCGCAAGACTTTCGTTGAGTAGGTTCTAGCTTCGCCACCTACTTTTGCTCTCTTTCATCAACTTTCCCCTAGTAGAGCTATAACCCTGTGAACCTAGTGTCGGTTCCCGCCATTCACAGGGAAATGAAGTATATATCTATTTTTCGTGTTTAGGTATCAACTCAGGGAAAACGATATGCCAAGACCTAGGCAATAAGTCTTTTCTAGTAATTAATCCATGACTAGCCTTTTCAAGACTTGCGCCCAAAAATACATACTGTGCATGAGGGATGCCATTTTTGCGCCACATTGAAACGGCTGGAACGCTGATGTTACATAGCTTTGCTACTTTTGTGCAACCACCCAGAAGATCAATAATTTGGCTATCGGTAAAGTTTATTTTATTGTCCATTTAAGTAAATATAATCTTTTAACTTTATGGATGCAAGGGCTTGCGAAACTGGTTAAGGTATGTTAAGTTCTGTATTACGGAATTGTCCGTGAGTAAAAGGAGAAAAGAATGAGCAATGAAATGCAAGAATTGGAAGTGGAATTAAGCTGGATTTTTATTGAATTAGAAAATGGTTGGTCTTTACGGAAAGATCAAATCGAAACCTTGAAATACGCTTGCGGCTTTAATCCTAAACCAGTTTGTATTGAACATTTAGATAACCTTTTTAAAGACATTGGAAATATTTTTAGGAGCAATAAATGATCGTGGCAGAAACTCAACAGAACACCAGTTATAAATTACCCCCAAGCGGATTGGTTCTTGGTAGCCTAGTTCGCATCCTTGATTTAGGAACTCAAAAGGTTACTTGGCAAGGCGCAGTTAAGATGCAACGCAAAGTAATGTTTACTTTTGAATTGCATGGCGATGGGTACGCTATGGAAGATGGCAAGCCGATGGTTCAATCTAAACGCTATACGCTATCACTTAATCAACAATCAGGGCTTCGTGCTGATTTAGAAAGCTGGGCTGGCAAAGGTTTAACAGATGAACAGCTTAAAGGCTTTAACCTTAAAGATTTATTAGGCAAATGGGCTTATTTGAATCTTACGCACACAGATCGAGATGGTAAGACTTATTGCAACATTATGGGATTAAACCCAGTTCCATCAAGTGTTGTAAAAGCTGGCTTCCCACCAATAGCCAACCCATTTGTTTATCTTAATTTGCAAGAGTATGACAATGCTGTATTTGAAAGTTTGTCAGATGGCTTGAAAAAAGTAATTATGGAATCTGCTGAATGGCAGAACTGTAATGGTGGCTCACCAAATGAGCCTGACACGCTAAACGATATTCCGTTCTAAAAGGAGAACACCATGAATAGCACGATTAAAGACACGATTAATAACATTGCTATCCGCACTTTTGAAGAAGTTGGATATGACGATGAAAGACCAGTTATGGCTTTTAGCCGTGAAGGAATGAAATCTGTCCTTAATACGGCTATTCGGGTGTGTGCAGATCAAGTTACAAATCCGATTGAAAGAGCAAGAATACTTAGTTTAGGCGAATAGCCAACTTATAGGGGGAAGTAAAATGTTAGTAAAAAGTGAGCATAGCTCTGATGCTGGGCATTGGTATCGTGCCGATACAGGCGAACCAGCCTATACGATTGCCAAATCAGATGGCACAGGATTTCGCAATACTACGCTTAGAGATGCTAGAAAGTTAAATCTAGTTCCTAGTGTTACAACTATATTAGGGCAAATAGCTAAGCCAGGATTGCAAATCTATTTAAATCAGCAAATACTGTTATCCGCTTTAACTTTGCCAAGAAATCAAAATGAACCAGAGCCAGCATGGTTAGAACGGGTTTTGTTTGATTCTAAAGAAGCTGGAAAAAAAGCGGCAGAACGGGGCAACCTTATTCATGCCATTATTCAAACTTATTATGAAGATGAAGTTTATATTCCAGAATATCCAAAGTATGTCTATGAAGTTGAGCAAACCTTAGATAATGAGTTTGGGCTTCATAAATGGGTTGCAGAACAGTCTTTTGCACATCAAGAGCTACGCTATGGTGGCAAATGCGATCTCTATGCTCCAGCCGATCCTTTAACAGATTTTCCAGGCGCAGTAATTGACATCAAAACCAAAGAAACCGACTTAGAAGGGATAAAGCCGTATGCAGAGCATCTTTACCAACTGGCGGCTTATCGGCAAGGTCTTGGTATGCCTAACGCTATTTGTGGCAATATCTTTGTTAATGCTAATACGAATCAAGTTAGAATCGTATTACATGATCCGTCTGATATAGCTGATAGCTGGGCTATATTTTGTCATCTATTGCGGGTCTATCAGATAAAGAATAAAATCTAACAATGGGTGGGGCTGGAATTACCCCCTAGTTCCATACTCCTTCACACGATGCTCCACCCACCTTATTTTAAAACGCTTGTAAGTGCATGAAATTTAAAGAAAAAGTCATGCAAAAATAGGACATCTTAAGGGCGTTAAGCCGCCAATGTAGGATGCAGTAAGTTAGGGTTTTTGCGGCTTTCCACCTAACAGCTAGCAACTGCCAAATACAGCCCATACTGTATAAAAACACATACTGTAAATTTATACATATTAGGGTTTGTCCTAGTATGTTTTGGCAATTATTTTTCATTTTCTTGATCTAGGTCAATTTTTTATTATTAAGTTAAATTAATATTAATACATACAGAAATTAATCTGTATATGTGAAGGAGTTAAAAATGAAATCAACATTTATGCCAATTGGTTATAGAACAAATGATGGTTATGTAGTTAGCGATCAAACAGTTCAACAACTGCAAAAGTTTTTTCAAGATGAAATTCAATTAGAAGTTAGTCCATCAGATGTGTTGCGTATCGTGGATGTTTTTAAAGCACTTCAAGAAGAAAAAGCAGTTTAACTTTACATAGCAAGCCTTGACACTATTCAGCTTTATGGCTCTTAGAGATTTCAAACTAAAAAGACCTGGCTTGCTATCTTTTATATAGGGGGATTAAATGTTTATAGCAACTAGAAAGAACAAAAAAGCAGTTAATTGGAATGTAGTAAAAGAAGAAGCTCAACAATTAAAAATAGCCAAATATATTGTTGATGCCCAGGGCTATAAAATTTCATGCAAAACTATTCAAGAAGCTAACAAATTTTTAAATATTTATAAAAATAGTATTTTAATTATTAAATAGGGGGATTTATGGCATCAAAAAACGAATACATCAAAAGAATTTTTGAATCACCAGCACCTTGCGATGATTGCATTAAAAAGTATCTTTGTGAGGAACAGGAATTGGCTTGTCGTGCTTTTTCAGGCTATGTAGTCAATGGAAAAATATATGACCATACAGCCCGTATTCCTAGTCATCTTATCTTTACTAAAATTTTTAATGAAGATAACCCAGCGGCATTAACAACGCTTTTAAAATCTTTAAACGCATCACAAGGGGAGTTGCCATTATGAATAAGCTAATTGAATGGATTGGAGTTGTGATCTTGGGAGTTATTCTTGGTCTAATGTTTGCTTGGGGGTTCTAATGACTACCTTTACCATTTGACAACATTTGCAATTCTATTTATACTTAATTTATGAATAAACTTGAAAATGCTATAAAAACAATGGTTGGCAAACAATTTGAAAGGTTGCTGGTTAAAGAGTTTGCTTATCGACAAAATGGGCATTTTTGCTGGACTTGTTTATGTAACTGTGGAAATTATTGCATTGTTGCTGGTCATTCATTAAAAAGCAATCGGCAAAAATCATGCGGATGTTTAAAAGATGAGCTTGCAAAACAAAGGGCAACAAAACATGGCAAAAGCAAAACTCCAGAATATTCTATTTGGTCTGGAATATTGTCAAGAACCCATTGGAAAAGCTCTGGGAGTTTTCATAGATATGGTGGTAGAGGGATAAAAATTGATCCGTCTTGGCTTGATTTCAACAAATTTTTGTTAGATATGGGCAAAAGACCATCAAAAAATCACTCTATTGATCGAATAAATAATGATGGTAATTATGAGCCAAAGAATTGCAGATGGGCTACAGCAAAACAGCAAGCAAATAATAGATCAACAAATAAAAGGAGATAATCATCACTACCTTTACTACTGAGGATCGCATTATTGCTGAAAAAAATGGAAGTTTTACTATTAACTGTGAAGGAGAATCAACTGTGAGTACCAGAAACTTAGGAATGGTAGGGAAAGCCTATAAAACCGCATCAGAAGCCTTTAGGGATGCCGACTATGCTACGGCTATAGAACGCCCTCAATCGTCTGATTTAAGCGGTTTTGGTGCGTTCTTTGGGGCATTAGTGTTCTTAGCTGTATTTGCTTATGGATTTTGGCTAACGATTGGGAGATTCTGATGAACAATGAACCAGTAGCGTATGCCATGTTTAGGGATGGCAAATATTACGATGCTATTCACCCTGATGAACAAGTTAAAACAGTAGGTGAATATGATATTCCACTCTACACCCATCCAGCAAAGACATTAACAGATGAGGAAATACATCAAGTTATTTTCAATTTGCCAAACAAAGATTTGGATTTATTTGATTTTGCTAGAGCAATACTTAGAAAGGCACAAGAGAAATGAGCTTTGCCGCCGACCTTGAAAGAGGACTAGAGATTGAAAGAAAGGTACTTAAAGTAATACATAAAAAGTACCCACAAGCTCATATTGTTACTGCTTTAAAGGAATGGGATATATGGATTCCAGAAATAGAAATAGGAATAGAAGTTAAATATGATCCTATGAGTTGTCAAACAGGCAATATTGTCATTGAATATGAAATGAATGGCAAATCATCAGCTTTGATGACTACAGAAGCTAAATGGTGGATTTTTTATGATGGTGAAGTTATGTTTTCTATAACCCCAAAACAAATTATTCAAGTCATATTTGATAAACGCATGACTTTCCAAATAATTAGAGGAATTGGCGATATGTATGCCAAAAAAGTTTTTTTAGTACCTAAAGCATGGTTATTAGAAAAAGCTAAGATTTTGCAAGATAATC